CACTGACAGCTCCTGCGGTTAAAATATTGCCACCCGTGACATTGCCGGTGGATGTAATCAATCCAGCAGTCAATATGTTGCCGCCAGTGACATTGCCTGTAGATGAAATTAATCCTGCTGTGATCAAGTTGCCGGCGACCACGTTGCTAGAGGAACTTACTACACCAGTGATTGCTAAACCTGTGTTTGACAACACAAAAACGTCGACAGTGCCACCGATGTTGCCAATGATGTTGCCGTCGGCCACAGGCACGTTTAACGAACTGGTTCCGTTGGCCAATTGAGATGCTGATCCAACGTTACCAGCAGCAATAACTCCGGTTAGTCCTGCACCGTTACCTGAGAAAAATCCTCCAAAGATGTTGCCGGTGGCACTGACAGCTCCTGCGGTTAAAATATTGCCACCCGTGACATTGCCTGTGGCACTGACCAGGCCACCAGTTTGAATATTACCACCTAACACATTGCCTGTGGCACTGACCAGGCCACCAGTTTGAATATTACCACCAGTTATGTTTGCCAAAGCTGAGACTGTGTTAGAAGAAACGTAACCGGCTACGTTTATGCCCGAGTCACTAAAAATAAAAACGTTGGAAACCCCATTGATATTACCAAATACATTGCCGCTGCTGATTGGTATATTAAAAGTAGTGGTTCCGTTGGCCAACTCGGTTACCGAGTTGGCCAAGGTCACAACTCCGGTGAGTAAACTACCATTACCAATAAAGAAATTTGCTGTGACATTACCTGCAACTGAGGCAGTGCCCACGGATAAAGCATTGTTGCCAACAATGTTGCCGCTGACTTGTACATTACCGTTGACTGCCACATTGCTAGTGGTCACGGTGATTTGATCACCAGCGTTCAGTGTCTGTATGATGTAATTGCCGCTTATGCGTTTATTGGTCGACATTTGAAGTTCCTATTGCAGTATTTAGCCCAATGCTAAGGGTCTGTAGCTGTGTTGTAAATCTGCAAAAACTCTTGTAAATTCATTGATTTTAAATTTGAAATAGCATCAAATTCAGCAATAGCGGCTGTAGTTGATCCGTAAACTCTAACAAATTCTGACAAGGGAAAATCTGTGGTTATGCGAATTATTTGTTTGACCCAGTTGCCAGTAAATGTAGGAGGAGCGTCTACTCGTTTGTAAAATTCAGTTCCAGCATACACATTATTAAACTGATTGTGGTTGACGGGTCCCATGTCAAATCCCAGCATATAAATGAAATGATGGCCGTCTTGAGCTGCAATAGCGGCAGCAATAGGACCTGAGCTGTATCCAAAATATGGATTGGGCACACGGTGTGCCCCAAGATTGTCAATGGGTCTGCGTGTATAAAATTTGTTTTTTAAAGCATACCCGCTTTCTTGTATAGCAGTGGCTATAGGGCGGTCGGTGGCTACCAGTACATCAGGAACAAACTCACGGTGCAAGGCATTACAACCGTAAATTTTTCCGTGACCTTGCAACAAGGTCAAATCTAGGCCTCGTCGACTAATGCCATTGCCCAATACAAATGCTGTGCTCATAAAAAAATCCCCACAGTACTTATTGTGGGGATTTTAGGGTTGCTACAAAAAATTACGATGTGTAATTTTCTACGATAGCAAGATCCAAATTGCCGGTGCTGAGCTGGCTGGTGCCTGCCCAGGTTTCAACGTCTGCACCAGACTTGGCTGTGACACCTTCGTCGCTGAAGAAGTTGGCTGCCAAGGTAACGTTGTTGACCACTTGAGTATAGTTCCATACGTCACCTGTGTCGGCGTTGCCGCCAGCTTCGCCGCCGTTGAAGTTCTGCAAGAATTTGTTGGTCAACTTGCTGATTGCAACTTCGTTGGAATCGTTGCTGAAGTAGCTGATGCTCATGTTGCCGGCTGTGGGGCTAAGGTCATTGGCCAAAACACAAATACCAACAGCGTTGACACGACCTGAGCCTGTGGAGCCCAAGGCAGCTGTGGCTGTGAAGATTGTGCCAATCTGTGCGTCTGGAGCACCATAGCTGGCCCAGTCTGTGTCGCCTACCACAGTGATGCGATATGCTTGACCCGACACCAAGGCTGTTCTAGCTGTGGCGTCTGCTACCAAGAACTTTCTTGAACCTTTTTGGCGGATAATGTATCCGTCGGCTTCAGCAAAGCCAGTGACAAACACACGCACCTTAACAATAGGATATGTGGCTGTGGCCACTGTGGGTGGCTGTGTGCCACCAACTACACCAAGATATTCAGTGTCTGTGTCCCAGATGTTGCTGGGCAACACTGGTGCTTCCAAGGTCAAGAGACCATTGAAGCCAATGTCAACACCAGGATTTGCACCTGTAGTGGAATTATATGCAGATTCCGTGATTTTTTTAATTTTGAGAGGACGTCCCATTTTGTTTTCTCCTTAAAGAAGCCCAATGTGGGTTCTAGCCCACTACGCAGGGGGATAATGCCTGCATAAAACGCCTTATTGCGTTGACAAGTATTTATGGCCGTGGGCAAAATATAACCCGTACACTAACATTTCTTAAATATTGCCATGAACACTGAAGAACTTATTGAAGCAGGGAATGCCTGCAGAGAAGCAAATGACCCAGAAGGGGCCTTGAAAAATTATGCTCAAGCTCTTACACAGGATCGTAATTCAGCATCGGCCTTCAACAACTATGGCAATGTTCTAAGAGAAGCAGGCGATCCAGAGGGTGCCATACCTTTTTTACAAAGAAGCATACAGTTGGTGCCAACCGCGGTGACACCAAATTTTAACCTGGCCGTGGCTTATTTGTTGGCTGGAGACTATGCTCGTGGGTGGCCACAGTACGAACATCGCTGGAACTTTGAGCACTTGGCCGGCACTTTGCCCCGACATGAACAGCCACGATGGACCGGACAGGACCCCCGAGACAAGACTATCTTGGTTGTTCAGGAGCAAGGGCTTGGAGATACCATACAGTTCATAAGATTTATTTTTGGATTACACAATGCAGGAGCTCGAGTCATACTACAGGTCAACAATAATCTTGCTCCGTTGTTTGCTGGCAGTCCTATAATACACAAAATCATTGACGTCAAAGATACTCCAGAAGATTTTGACTACTGGACTCCTATCATGAGCATACCGGGCATCATGGGTGTGACTTTAGAAAATTTACCGCATCAGTTACAATACTTGTCAGCTCGCGGCGATCTTGCTAAATTTTGGCAGGACAAATTGGGACCAAAAAAACAACTGCGTGTGGGTGTGTGTTGGAGCGGTAGACCCGACTCATGGATCAATCGTCACAAGGGCATGCCCTTTGAGGTTATGTTGGACTTGATCCAGCGCAATCCAGGTACGGAATGGTTCAACCTACAGGTAGAATGCACGCCAGAGCAAAACAACATCCTAGAACAAAACGGTGTGAAAACCTTTGCAGGACACATACGCAACTTTGCCGACACAGCTGCCTTGATACATCACATGGATGTTGTGATCAGTGTGGACACTGCTGTGGCACACCTTGCAGGCGCTCTCGGAAGACCCACCTGGATTCCACTCAACTGGTATGGCACTGACTGGCGCTGGTTGTTGAAACGAGATGACAGTCCTTGGTATCCGTCAGCACGATTGTTTCGTCAGCCTAAATTGGGTGTCTGGAACACTGTGATAGAAAAAATACATCAATACTTGAGTTGGTTTAAAGTTTAACCGGCTTATTGGCCACTGGCACCACAGGCCTGTTTACAACGCCAACATAATATCCATCAGCATTGCCTGTTGGACTTGATGGCTTTGGCACAAACAATCCTGAAAAATTTACATTAGAAATCATAGCAGTATTTAAGCCAACAAAAAAGCACCTTGCGGTGCTTTCTTGCCTTCCCATCCCTGGGTAGTTTTGTTTCTTCTCTGATTAGGAGAAGGACAAGTTCTGAACAGCGATCTCGCCAACGTAGTCAGCTGCGTTACCGAAGCTGGATGCTGTGTTGGTCAACTCAACGAAACCATAACGTGTCATGAATGATACGACTGGTTCAAAAGTTGTTGGATCAAGAACAACACCACTGCTCATTAAAGGAATATATGGGCAGTAGAATGCAGCTGCGTCAGCTTCCGAAGAACCCTTGTAGCCTACCAAAACAGCAGTGCTGTCGGAAGCATAAGAGTCAACGAACACACGCATAGCACCGTTGAGTGTACCAACAAACTTGGTGTTTGTAGGTGCTTCAAATGTGCCTTCTGTTGTGCGAGCAAAAGCTGATGTTGT